CGCACTGCGCGGCGTAGTCGGCCAAGGCTTCCGGGTCCAGCACTTCAGCCAGGGTGTCGGCTTCCGGGTCATCGTCCACGGGCTCGAGTTCCGCGGTCAACCACGCCGCGCCGAACGCCTGTTCACCTTCGGGGCCCTCGTGCGCCCACGCATGCACGCCGTATTCGGCTTCCCCGTCGACCTGCAGTGACGCGGCAATGTGGGTGCGGGTCGGCCCGCCGATGATGTACTCGTTCAGCACCAGCGCGCGCAGTGCGGCGAACGGGCACTCGGTTTCGGCGAGGCGCACGCGCAGGCGCCAGAAGTTGCCTTCGTTGCCGTCACCGCGGCGGTACATGTATGTGGGCATGGTCAAACTCCTTCGATGGTAATGACGACGTGCGCCGGCACGAGACGAGCCAGCAGGGCTAGTACCTGGCCGGCGGGCACGCAGGCGGCGGCGGCCACGAAGCCAGCGCCACCGTGGGCGCCCAGATCGGCTTGCCAGGGGCCCAGGGCGGCGGCAAGCCAGCCGTGGGGCGTGTGGGTGAGGGCGAGTGCGTCCATTACGGTCACTCCGCGGCGCGGGGGAGGGCGCGGGGGAGGGCGCGAACGACGCCCGGCCAGAAGGCGAAATCCTCCGGGCGGGCTACCGCGTCGCGGGCGACGCGATGCGCCCACTTAGTTAGTTGCCGCCGGGTCAGCACCCCGGTGACTACCTTCCACGCGTTTGACTGGCGCACGCATTTTTCCGCGCGGCCGGCGATGGCCGCGCGGCTGTTGCCGCGGATGCTGTGGTCGATGGTTTGCATGTTGCGCTCCGGTTGAGACGCCAGTAGACATGCATCACGCGTGCCAGGCATTTACGGCCCAGAATCACCATGTGGTGAGCGTTCACTAACCAATAAGTGACGTAGCGGGTCGCATGGGAGTGACAAATAGCGGCCACAGTGACGCAATGTGTTAACGAGGTACGCCAGCGGGCCCTTGTGGGGGTGATAGAGGGCCCTATCGGGTCGAAACCCCCGGAACCCCCGGAGTACTGGGGAGGGTTGCGGGGTCCTGGGGGCCGTTGATTCATAAGGCTTTTTTCGATTTTCCCCGGAACCCCGGAAGGAACCCCACTATTTCCCCGGCGGCCGTGGCTGGCCCCGGGTGGGCAGGGCTGTAGCGCGTAGTGATGTAGGCGTAATGTGTGTTTTATTAGGGGGGTTAAGGGGGAACAACAAAAACACCAATGAAATCAACGACCCCCGGAACCCCAGTACCTTCGGGGGGAGTACTGGGGGCGAAACTGGCGCGATCCGATGCGCTACACTGTGGCTATGAAACCCGGGCAGCTTTTGGATTCGCTCGGCATCGATGTGATCACGTCGATGCTGGAGGATGGACTGTCGATGCCTGAGGTTGCAGAGCGGCTGGGCGTGGCGAGGGAGACGTTGCGCGACTGGACGGCCCGCAGTGACGCCCGTTCCGGGCGCGTGCGCGGAGCGGTCGCTGCTGGCGCAGAGGCGTGGGAACGCCGCGCACGGCAAGTGCTGGACGACGCGCTGGCGGTCGCCCAGGCTAACCCCACGATTGCCGGCGCTGTGGTCGCCCTGGCCCGCGAGAAGGCGCAAGCCTGCTGGCGTTCGGCGGCCGTACGCGATCCGGGCCGCTACGATGCGCGACGCGGCGGCGGCGGCGACGTGAACGTCAACCTCGGGGTTCAAGTCAATGGCGTGCCGCAACCTGCGCGCCGCTTGAGCACCGCCGAGCTTGTGCGCATCGCGCAGGCAGGGCTGACTGACCGCGACGACGGCGAGCGCTCAATTACCAGCAGTTCGACGCGGGACGGGGCACCCCCACCCGGCCCCCCGTCCGTAGACGGCGCGGCGGGTCCCATCCACGCTGGGGCCCCCTCCCCCGACGTGCCGCAACGGTTCGCCAACTTCCGAAACAAGTCAGTGTCTACTGACATCATAGACGTCCCCTCGCCCGCAAACTTTTCGCAGCCCGGAGCAAGTTAGTGGCCACTAGCGCACCCCAAGCAGCGACCGAGCTGCTGCTGCGTCAACGGATGCGTGACGATCTTGTCGAATACGCCCGCGCCGTGCCGGTGCCGGGCCGGCCACTGACGGATGCGGAGGACAGCGCCTTCGCCCCGATCGAGACGGTGCTGGGCGAGCACCACATCCTGCTGTTGCGCGCGTGGCAGCGGATGACCGAAACGCCCTTCGGTCGGCTCATGGTGCTGATGCCCCCGGGCTCCGCGAAGAGCACCTATGCCAGTGTGGTCGGCCCCGCGTGGTGGTTGAGCAAGGATGCCGGCCGGCGCTGCATCCTGTGCAGCTACGGTGACGATCTGGCGCGCAAGCACGGCCGCCGCACGAAGCAGCTCATCAAGGACGAGCGCCACGGCCATGCGTTCGAGGTGAGCTTGTCCGCGGACAGCCACGCGTCGGATGAGTTCGCGCTCACGAACGGCAGCGAGTACATGAGCGGCGGTATCCTCGGCGGCGTCACGGGCAACCGGGCCGGAGGGCTCGTCATAGACGACCCGTACAAGAACCGGGAGGACGCCGACTCCGACACGATGCGCAACAAAATCCAGGACGAGTATGACGACAGCCTGACCACGCGGCTGACGCCGGGCGCGTGGGTGTGCATCATCCAGACACGTTGGCACGAGGACGATCTGGCCGGCCGGATCCTGCCCAAGGGGTGGAAGGGCGGGTCAGGGGACATTCTCTGCCGCGACGGCCAGGTATGGCACGTCATCTGCCTGCAGGCGCAGTGCGACGTGGGCGACGACCCTCTGGGGCGCAAGAAGGGTGAATACCTGTGGCCGCAGTGGTTCACCGAACGCCACTGGGCGCAGTACAAGACCAAGGCGCGCACCTGGGCGGCGTTGTATCAGCAGCTTCCCAACAGCGAAGAGGGCGACTACTTCAAGCGGACGTGGTTCCGGCGTTACCGGGAGTTGCCGAAGTACGTGCACACATACGCCACGTCGGATCACGCGCCGGCCGGCAATTCGGCGGGGGACAGCAACGTCGGCCAGTTCTGGGCCATGGACCACAACGGGGATATCTTCCTGGACGAGTTCATGAAGGCCCAGTGCACCATGGACAAGTTCACGGACTGGATGCTGCCGCGCATCAAGGACAAGGACCCGCTCTGTTGGTTCCCGGAGGGCGACAACAACTGGAAAGCGATCGCCGGCTTCGTGGCGCGCGAGATGGTCCGGCTGACCGCCTACTGCCGGGTGGAGCCCATCACGCCGCACGGCTCCGACAAGGAGGTGAAGGCGCAGGCGTTCCAGGGCCTGGCCAGCCAGGGCAAGGTGTGGGTGCGGGAGGGCCCGGAGGGCGATGAGGCGATCAACGAGTGGTGCAAGTTTCCCAGCGGCGGCAAGGACTTCACGGATGCGGCGGGTGTGCTGGGCCGGGCGATCGATCAGGCACACGAGGCGATCATCCCGGTGGTGCCGGACGTGAAGCCGCGCGACAGGTGGGACAAGGCGTTCGAGGATGACGACGAAGGGGGTGAGTCGTGGCTGACGGCATAATGCGCGAAGTTAGGGAGCCCTCACTATGACCGACCAGGATCTGCATACCACCCTCGTTGATTGGTTCGAGGCGTGGGAAATGTCCACGGTCACCAGCCGCGCCGAACGTGAGCTGGAGCGCGACTTCTACGACGGCAAGCAGTGGTCGCAGCAGGAGCTGGCGGAACTGAAGCGGCGCAAGCAACCGATCGTCACGTACAACCGGATCGCCCCCAAAATCAACAGCCTGAAGGGCCTGGAGGAGAGCCGGCGGCGTGAGCCCCGCGCGTTCCCGCGCAACGTGCCGAACGACGATCAGAGCGCGGAAGCGGCCACGACGGCGCTGCGCTTCGTACTGGACGACCAGGGGTGGGGGGAGCTGTGTACCTGGCTGTTCGAGAACCACAGCGTGGAGGGTACGTGCGGCGTGGATGTGAGCGCCGGCCGCGGGCCGGACGGGTCGATGTGCGTCTACCTGGCGCAGATTCCCTGGAACAGGCTGTGGGGTGACGTGCATTCCGTGAAGCCGGACTGGGGCGACGCCGGCCACAAGGGGCAGTTCATCTGGATGGACCTGAAGGACGCGAAGCGCAAGTGGCCCGGGAAGGACGACATCCTGGACGCCACCAGCACGTGGACCGTCAACGGGGACACCTACGACGACACCCCGCGCGTGCGTTGGTCCAGCCCGAAGCGCGACCGGGTGCGTATCGTGGACGTGTGGTTCAAGGAGGGGGACACGTGGCACTACGCCCAGTACACGAGGGGCGGCATCCTGGCGGTGGCGGAGTCCCCCTATGAGGACGAGGACGGCCAGTCGGAAGAAGGGTTTGAGTTCGGTTCATGTTTCATCGACCGCGACGGCGCGCGCTACGGCATGGTCAAAAACTGGGTCAGCGTGCAGCAGGAAATCAACAAGCGCCGCAGCAAGGCCATGCACCTGTTGAACAGTAATCGGGTTCAGATGGAGCGCGGCACGGTGGAGGACGTGAACAAGCTCAAACGGGAACTGGCCGACCCGAACGGAGTCGTGGAGACGCGTCCGGGCAAGGAAATCAAGCTGCTGGACAACATGGAGCTTGCGGACGCGCACCAGCGCCTGGGCGAGGAGGCGAAGCGGGAAATCGACTCGGTGGGGGTCAACGCGGCACTCGCCGGAACCGAACAGCGGGTCATGTCCGGCCGCGCGCTTGA